GCTTGAAGGTCGGGTTGACGAACTCCTTGCCGTCGATGACATTGAAGCGTTCCTTCAGGATGTAAGCCTTGCGGACCTGCTTCTTGCTGTCCAAGTTCTCCATTTCGCGCTCCATGCACACGAGGATGGACGGCTCGTAGCCGGTCTCCGTCTCGGCCTTCATCTTGACGCCGGTCTTCTCCAGTTCGCGCTTGCCGTTGTCGTTCGTGAAGAAGTCGTACTCGTAGCCCATGCGACCGCACATGATGATGTGCAGTGACGAGTTCACGTAGCGATCAGTGAAGCGGCGCCATTCCTGCTTGAGCCATGCCCAGTCCTGAAATTCGAGGCCGCGCGAGCGGTTACGCTTCCTTGCGTACGTCTCGGTAAACTCGGTCCAGAAGTGCGAAATGGAATCGATGATCAGGATGCTGCCGTGCTTCTCAGCCTCATCAACTGCTGAAATGAGATCCGAAAAAGCACGCGTCTTCGCCTGCATCAACTCGATGCCGTTCTTCCTAAACAGTGGCGTCACATAATCACTGCCAGTCTCGGTGTCGAGGAAGAACGCCGGTTTCTTCGCGTACTCGATACCATGATCCCGAAGGTATTGGATCAGGCCGATTGCAAGGTTCGATGCCGTGAAGGTCTTGCCGCTTCCCGCAAGGCCCATGAAGCCTGCCTTCATGTACGCTTGGGTGTGTTCTGCTGGTTTAAAAAGGCTCATTTTCGTTCTCCGTGATCTTGCTTAATTCGTTCTGCCGATCGTGTTCATACGCCCACTCGTCATGCCAGTCCCGCGCCTCGATCGCTTCTTCATCCTCATCCAGCAGGCCACGCATCCGATCAGCCTTGCCGCGCATCGCTTCTCGGTACTTGCGTTTCATCCGGCCCTCCATATCGGGATCTCGCTCATCTCGTCCATCTGCTGCAGAATCGCCATCGACGAGAGGATGGCTAGCACTATCAGCAGCGCGTATGCGTAGTAGCGTGTCATGATTCGGCATCCTCATCATCTGCAGACATCACGCGCAGCCCCGTTCGCTCGTCATCCTTCACAGCTCTATCGCAGTACGAGAAATAGCCATACTCATACGATCCAAAGGAGACGCTATACACGCGGACGTCCCCAACATGCTCAGCGCATTGGCCATCGCACTTCCCAAGTGCAGCGCGAGCCAAAGCGGCGGCGCGAGGGTTGAAAATGGTGTCGGCGCTCATGGCAACCTTTCGAGAACACCATTAATCACAATCGTCAGGATGATCCCGGCGAAGCATATGAGGGGGTGGGCCTCGAACCAGTCCAGCTTCCAGAACAGAATCTCGCCGATGACGTCGCGGCGAGGTGCTGGCTCGGCCTGCTCCTGGCGGCGAGCGATGCGGGCGGCGGTCATTTCCACTCGCTCCGAGGAAGCAGGCGCGCGGTCATCGTGTCCGTGTCGATCTCGATATTTCCGTAGTCGCCGTATTCGAAGTACTCATGACTAAAAGCGTCGCGATCCTTTTCCATACGCGGAGTGATGTCGTCTTCGTCGTCCGGCAGCGGGTGCTTGGCGTTGACGATGTCATGGATCGCGTCCGGATCTTTGAACTGGATGATCACTTTCATTGCTTTTGCTCCCTCGTTCTGGCCGGCGCCGCCGGCGGTTGGTTTATTGGGTGTGGCGGCCGGGCTACCTTCACTCTCTCCTAGCTAACCGTGGTCTACAGGCGCAATGCCACTTGCCACTAGTTCTTCGGGGCCGGGTACTAGCCGGCCAGATCCAGTCATGCGGCTACCACACGAAAGGCGTACAGGATTCGAACCTGCATTTCCCGTTACCCGGCGCCGGGGATAGGTGACCTAAGCCAATTAGTCGAACGCCTTTCGTGTGGCGACTGGCTTACGACCAGTCAGGCGTCCTGCTATTGACTTACTCTCGCCTGTGCCGCATCGAGTTCACGCCAGAACTGCAGCTCGTTCTCGACTGCTCGAAGCGCGATGTCCAGCCCGGTGACCATCCCTTCAGTGAATTTGTCGGTGTGGCTATGCTGCGTGTCGCGAGCGGCTCGGATGCAGTTGCGCAGTGCTTCCAGGCTTCGCGTCGTTGTCTGCGTGCTCATATCAAGTACCCAATCTCACGATTCCAAGCCATGCGCTCGATACGTGCCCAGCGCGCCTGCTCCTCTCGTTCCGATTCCATCTTCTCGACCTGCGCGATCGCCTGAACCTCGGCGTCGTCCTCGATCACCTTGTCGCGCACCTGCTCGAACGTCAGTGCGCCGGTTACTAGCTTGTGCAGGTCGTCGGCTGCCTCGTCGAGCGCAAAATAGTTGGTGACGTCGTTCGCCACATCGCGGATCGTCTTCAGATCACCAGCCGTGATCAGCGCTTTCGTGTACTCGGCGTTCTTTTGCAGCAGCTCGCGGATCTTCGCTTCACGAGCCTCTTCGGGGGACATGCGGGCGTTCATGCGGCCTCCGCTGCGGCAAGGGCGGCGGCGATCTTTTCGCGCAGACCATGGATGGCTGCGGCAGCGGCGCCGCTGTGATAGTGGTGCATCGCGTGCAGCTTGTTGTCGGCAGCCTTGAGCAGGTCCACCAGCTGCTCGTGCGAGTTCACGGCGCGGACGATGAGGTCCGCTGCAGCGCCTTCGGTTCCGAAGCCCGTCCCTTCAAACCACGGGTCGCCGCTTGCGTCAACGATAGACACGCAGCCTTCGTCGCTGACTTCTTTGCTGATTGGGAGTTGCATCGTGTTCTCCATCCGCCCTTCCGGGCTCTGTGCCCCAGGCTATTGCCTTGGGCTCGTTGCGATGGAGTTCATAATAGCACCGCTAGTTTGCTAGTGCAATAGCTGTGCTAGTTCGTTGTGCTATTTTTTTGCGGGGGTGTGGTTGGGCGAACACTGTAGGCGCCTTGACCCGGCGTCAGGGCGAAAAAAAGCCCGCGAGCGCGGGCAGTTGTGAACCGATGAGATGAGGTGCGGAGATTCTTGCCCCACCCCGCTATAGGCGGGGATTATTCTTCTGTAACGTAAATGGCAACGCCACTACCGGCCTTGTGAAAGATCCCGGAGCTCACCCCAAAAGCGGTATTCCCATTGAGGCTTGCCACTCCAACGCTTCCTGCGCCTTGACTGCCTATGCCGCTCAGTAGAATGCCATTGGCTCCGATCTTCGCCGCCTCTTCCTTCAAGCGCTGGATTACGACATCGGTTTTCCCCTGGTCCGATACTGCCCACGATGACTTACTGCTTGATTCAAGCAATGCCACCTGCTCGAATTTTCTCGGAGGGATCAGATACAGCTTTACCTGCGCTGGAGAGATGGCCGGCCGGACCTGACCAACAACGACGGCTGACGAAGCGCAGCCAGCCAGTACGGCGGCGCACAGTGCCGCAACAAATATTGATTTTGTTTTCATTTCATCCCTAATTAGAACTTGGCGCGTCGTTACACCATTTCATATGCATTTATGTGTCGTTAGAATTTGTGACAATTTACTTTCGGTGATTTTGCAACGTGCACTACAAAGAGGCACTAGATTTCCTTACTGTGTGGGTATACAGTGGTTGCAAATAAAAAATATTGTTAAACAATACCCCCAAGAGGAGACGCCTTGGAACAGCAAAAACGCCCGCCGATGGATCGTTCGGAAATTGCCAAACGCATCCTCGACAGCATGAGCGATGATGGCCAGATCAACGCCTTGCTCGCCCTTGAGGCACTATCGCGAGTCTTCCCTCGCCGGTCCCTGGTCAGTCTTCGACTGGTTTCCGATGGCGGCGGAAAAGTTGGCGACGATAGCCAATAACCCCTGTTGCTGAGCATGAGAACAAGACCGAAAGGCGCTGAGTAGCGTTGCCTCCACACTTGATACCCACTGCAACTGCCGCTCCTCCGGACTGGTTGCCAGCTGCAATGCTGGCTTGTCGTGCTCCAGCTTTGACGCGTCATCGATCTGCGCGGCTAGCGTCGCGCTAATATCTGAAACCTTGACGTCTAGGCCCTTGGCAAAAGCCACAGCTGCCTTGATGTTCAACGGCCGGTGCCCGTTCAGGTACTGCCAGACCATGCCCTGGCTGCCAATACCATACTTGGCGCCGAACTCCATTTGAGAGATCAGTTTTCCTTCGGCAACGGTCTCGGTTCTGGCTTCGAATAGACGGCGCAAATTCCGCGCGTCCTCTAACTGCCATTCCTCTAGGGGTTTCTTCTCTTTCATCTTTGCAAGCATAGCGTTGTTATTAATACCATCAACGAGCAAAGCTACGAATCGTGACCTAATAGCACTTGCGCTGCCAAAATAGCTTTGCTAGTATGTAGGCATGAACCTGCCTACTTTTCTCCAGACTCCTGGCCTCAACAAAGCGGCATTCGCACGTCGGATCGGTATCTCCAGCGCGATGCTGTACCAGTTTGAGAACGGCATTCGCCCAATCCCGACGAAGTACGGCGCCGCCATCGAGGTTGCATCCGGTGGCCAAGTGACCCGCCAAGAGATGTTCCCAGACGACTGGGAAAGCATCTGGCCGGAACTCGCTCGTCGCCGTCGCAAGACTGCCAGCCCGCCAGCTATATCACCCCATCCGCAGTAACCCTTCCGTAACAGCAGCACCTGAAGTCCCTTCCTAGTAAACCCGCAACACCAAGGAGATTCACCATGTTTTACAACCCAGAAGCACGTGACGACACCATCGAGATTTGTGTCAACCGCAGGGAAAAGAACGATGCCAAAGCGTTTTGCAAGCTGCTCGGCATCGGCGTATCGACGTGGTATCGCAACCTGGGAAATGCCGAGCTTCAGCGGCATGGTATGCCCCCTGCGAGGCAGAAAGAAGCCGGAGGATGTCGGGGTGTTGGAAGGCCGGCAAACCGTGCAGGTGGAGCCAAAGGGAGCGTACGGAGGAATCTTTAATGGCTTCCGTCTACGAGGGCAGGAGACATCCCCAAAATAGCCCGGTCACGAGCCGGGGAAAAAAGGAATCAGAGCCTTGACAACTCAAACCGAAGAACCGGACATGACAAAGCTTCTATCAATGACTGAAAACGTGGTGACCCGTGATCGCGTGTATGGAGGTGCCCGCAAAACGGACGCTGAAAACCGCGAGTACGGCCGGCTCCACAAGAGCATTTGCGAGCTGGCGAAAGAAGCCGCGAAGTTCCGCAAGCTCTGCGAGAAAGGTGACGAGTAATGGACACCTCAATCACTCGCGTCACACCTGCGATGCATCAAGCACGTGGCGCAAGCTATTTCGACAAAGGCCTCAGCCTGGACGATCACGGCATGCCGCCTGAAGCACCCGCTGTCGCTGACTACAAGACCGGCTGGCTCGCACGTCACCACGAGGTGACGGTGAAAGCCAATGGCCGTCAACTGCAGGAGTGCCCACCGTGAAGCAGCCCGCATCCCTCACCAACCCCCTCACCAAATCCATCGAGCGCTGCATTATCAGTGCCGGCGCCGATGGGATTACGCATGAACAGATCATGCGTAAGTTCCAAGTCGGCCGCACCTGCGTTCGCAATCACATCAAGGTTCTCGAAGAAGAAGCCCGCGCCTATCGCGTAAGGCATAAGAAGCACGACAACCGCCTGGGACCGCCAACGGTCTTCTACACCTTCCACGCTGGTCCCGGCAAGACTTCATCCGGGAAGCAGCCCGCGCGCCGCGACTGGCTCGTAGAGGCGTTTTTCGGGCCTGATCGCAAGGAGGCCGCATGAAATCTAACGTAAAAGCCCAAGTTCGCGGCGACCGTAACCAGTGTACCGGTTGCGGGCAATTGTTCAACTCGTCAGCTGCGTTTGAGAAGCATCGGACCGGCGAGTTTGGCAGAGACCGTCGCTGCATGACGACGGACGAAATGGCAGCCAAAGGCATGGCCATCAACTCGGATGGCTACTGGGTCACAGCGCTGAACCCGAACTTCCCACGTGCGAGGGCCGCATGAACCTCTCCGAAATCCGCTTTGCAGCCGTCGAATCGAACCGTGGTTGCTCCGCTTGCCTCTTCTACGGCGAGTCCCACCATTCGTGCGTGACCATCTGCGACAAGGCTGTGCAACGCGGCCTGCCCGACTGCGACGACAAAGCCCCGAGCGGCAAGAGCTACGTGTACGTGCTGGACGAGACCGACCCGCGCCAGTTGAACCTGTTGGACAAGGAGCACTGACGTGCTGACCTATTTCACCTTCACGGACAACGATGAAATCTACCACATCGGCTACCGCTTGCCGGGTGTGCCTCACGTGTTCGTGTCGGCCGGCACCGCGACCAGCCTGAGCGCCGCTGAGGCCGAATGCGCGCGCCTGAACGAACTCCAGGTGGTTGAGCGTCGCATTGATCTTGTCCGTGCGGCGAACTTCCTGCCGCTCGACCTGGGCAAGGAGAACTAACGTGGCAGGCGAATGGATCAAGTTGGCGCCGAAGATTGAAATGCGCCGAGAATTTTTGGAGCTGTGCAAGGCCGTGAACCTCACCGAAGAGGTGTGCCTGTTCAAACTGTACCGGCTGGCAGGCTGGTTTCACGCCCACGCAAACTACGGCCAGATGAGCCTATCATCGGCAAGCCTCATCGATAAATTTATCGGGATTGATGGGTTCGCAGAGGAGCTTCACGAAGTCGGCTGGCTGCGCTTTCATAAAACAACCATCACGCTTTTCGGGTTCTGCGAGGCCAGTGCCGTTCGCAAAAGCCTTGGCATCAAAATTCGCCGCCAAGTTCTTTCGGCCGGCAAATGTGCCGCGTGTGGGGAAACCGAAAACCTCGTCGTCGACCACATCGTACCGATTGTTCGCGGCGGCTCATCAGACATCAGCAACCTCCAGGCCTTGTGCGCACCGTGCAATCGCTCCAAGGGTCGCAAGCTCCCGACCGAATGGAGGAAACATGGCTAACCAATGGCTGCGGCTCTGGCACGATCTGCCGAACGATCCGAAGTGGCGCACGATCGCACGCGTCTCGAAGCAAAGCATCGGGAACGTGATCGCTGTGTACATGCATCTGCTCGTGAACGCTTCGAACGCAAGCGAACGCGGGAGAACGCAAAACGTATCGAGCGAAGACATAGCGAGTGCGCTTGACATCGAAACCGAACAAGTCGATTCGATCCTGGCCGCGATGCAAGGTCGCGTCTTGGACGGTGACCTCATCAGCGGATGGAACAAGCGTCAGCCGGAGCGTGAAGACGGGGCCGCAGAACGCGCAAAAGCATGGCGCGAGGCTAAAAAGGCTGAGAAAGCGTCTCTGCAAAATGCTGATCAAACGCAGGCGAACGCAGGCGAACGCAAACAAACGCTAGATAAAGATAAGAGTAGAGAAGAATCTAAAACCCCCCATACCCCCCAAGGGGGGCAACCCGGCGAGCAAGACGAAAGTCCAAAACGAAAAGCAGCCGTCTCCCTGCAGACCTTCCTTGCCGAGTGCAAGCGAGCGGGCGAGAAGCCGATCCCTGACGGCGATCCGGTGTTCGCCTATGCGGACAAGGTCGGGCTGCCGCACGAGTTCTTGGGGCTGCACTGGCGCGAGTTCAAGGACCGCTACCAAGCTCCCGACTCCAAGCGCTACAAGTCGTGGCGCATGGTGTTCCTGAAGTCCGTGAAGTGCAACTGGCTCAAGCTCTGGTGGCTCAACGGCGATGGGCAATACGTCCTGACGACCGCCGGCCAGCAGGCCCAACGCGCCCATCGGGAGACAGCATGAGCGAGCAATTCAACATCGAAGCCGAGCAGGCCGTCCTAGGCGCTCTGCTTCGCGACAACGACGCCTTTGATCGCATCCCGTCGCTGGACGCTGCGCATTTTTTCCGTGGCGACCATCGCAACGTATTCACGGAGATCGCCAAGCAGTTGGCCGCTGGCAAGCGCGTTGATGCCGTGACGCTGGCCGAGCGCCTGGACCCAGAGCTTCTGCCATACCTCGCCGGTCTGCATTCGTCGGCTGCCAGCGCAGCAAAAATCGAATACCACGCCAGCATCGTCACCGAGAAGGCAACCCGCCGTGCGCTGTCCGCGCTGGCGATTGACCTGGCGGCCGATGCTGAATCGGGCAAGGACAGCACCGAGACGATTGCCGAGGCAGCTGCCAAGCTCGACGCCATGGCCCAGCGCAAGACGTCCAAAGACCCGCGCCGGCTGGACGCCACGCTGGACGAATACCTGAGCCTGCTTCAGCAGCGGCTTGACGGCAAAGTGCGCCCGATCCCGACCGGGTTCAGGCACCTTGACGAAATGCTCGATGGCGGTCTGGAGCGCGGCACCCTGACCGTGATCGCTGGTCGGCCGGGTACCGGCAAGACTGCGGCAGGCTTGGGCATTTGCCGCAATGCGGCGCGCGAGCACTCGGCTCTGTTCCTGTCGATGGAGATGTCGACGAACCAAGTCAACGACCGGAACATCTCGGCGTTGGCCAAGGTCGACATGTCCTGGCTGCGCAAGCCGGGCGAGTCCAAGGAAGATAACGAGCGCTGGGATGCGATCGTGACCGCTACAACCTACTCGCGCAACCTGAACCTGTTCATCGACGATCAGACCGGCCTGAGCATCCCCGAGATCCGCAATAAGGCGCGCAAGGTGAAGCGCCAACATGGCCTGGACCTGATCTGCATCGACCAACTGTCGTTCATCACTGGCGCCAAGTCCGACAAGCTGCACGAGGCGATGGGCGAGTACACGCGCGGCCTGATCGCATTGGGCAAAGAACTGGATGCCGTGGTGATCCTGCTGGCCCAGCTGAACCGCGAATGCGAGAAGCGCAGCGACAAGCGCCCGATCATGTCCGACCTGGGCGTATCTGGCTACATCGAACAGGACGCGGCCAACATCATTTTCCTGTACCGAGACGAACTGTGGAACGAGGACAGCCCCGATCGCGGCATCTGCGAGTGGATCGGCGCCAAGCAGCGTCAGGGCCAGCCCGGCTACGTCGGACTGACCTACATCGGTTCGCAGACGCGGTTTGAAACTCTCCCGTATCGCTTCGTTCGCCGGCCGCCCACGACCAAGAGCGCGCATCGCGGGGGATTTGAATGACGCACCGCCCGTCTCTGCCCTGCGTCCTGTGCTCCCGCTTCCACCGCCGCGACGACGCACCACCAGGCCAAGGCTACTGCGACGGCTACGAGCGAATGCGGCGCCACGACGACACCAACGAAGTGTGCCCTCTGTGGAATCGGGCGCGGGACGAGGCAGCAAGAAGGAAGTGGGCAGAACGACAAACGAAGGAGATGACATGAACAGCAACCCGATTATCTGCGTCGACTTTGACGGCGTAATTCACTCATACACGTCCGGCTGGAAAGGCGTCGACGTGATCCCTGACGATCCTGTGCCGGGTGCATTCGAATGGCTGATGCAGCACTTGCCG